TCTTTTACTCCCTTCTTCTCTTTCTTTACAACCTTCTTTTTCTTCTCTTCCTCTTCTTCCTTATCCTTTTTTACCTCTTCTGCTTCCTCTGCTTCTTCTGCTTTCACTTCGTCTATATCGGTATAATCAAGCGACTTTATCGTATCATATAAATCGTAATATGTATCTATATCTATATCTTCAAGATTCCTTCCATACAATTCAAAAAGAATACGAAGCGAATGGATATTACTTGTATTTTTTGGATTGATTTGGTTGATAATATATTTGAAAGACGGTACTATGGTTTTTGTAAAAATAGTAAAATAATCTAAATCTGTTTTATTACTCTCCTCTTTTTCTGCTAATTCTTCTATTTTAGATTTATCTACATCTTTTTTACTAACAACACGGTCTGTCAAAGTTCGTACAGACGATTTTTCTATATGTTCATGAATATACATATTATTGACATGGTTCGCCTCATAGAAATTACCAGATAGAACACTGTAGTTTTCTTTATCTGCTTCAAGACGTATATTTTCATTGTTCTCACCACTCTCCTCGCTTGTAAGATTAATAAGAATTCTCTTTCCACGAGGAATATTTATTTTGTTCTCATTTTCAATGCTCTCTATTTTTTCAAATGGTTCATGTAATTCTGCCTTTATTTGTTCGCGTATTCCATAACTTGGATTCTTCTTTATATTTTCAAGAGTACTAAAATATTCTTGTTCGCTTTCTTCTGTATCAAATGCTTTTCGTTTGGCATTTACATTGTAAATAATATGCTTAAAATATCGTTCAAAACGATCGGTTGGATTCGTAATATTTTTATGAAGATCAAAATATGTATCTGCTATAGCAGGTCTTTCTTCAAACATTCGCAGCAATGTGTTATATATCTCTTCATCTGAAAGTGCTACAAAATTAGGATTTTTTTCCAAAAGCTCTTCTATGCTTACGATCTCTCGTATATATATTTCTGGAAGTTCTTCATCAAGATATACCCAGTTATCTTGTTGTACAGACATATTCTATAAAAAGAAGCGTTTATCCTTACATTATGATATTATTTTAATACATTTTTGATTTACCCATATCTATATGATTATGCCTTCTTGACAGGCGCTTCTTTCTTTGTTTTTATTTTTTCTTTTTCTTTTTCTTCTACTTTCCCCTTCTTTGTTTCCTGATTCATTTGAATAAATCGCAACCATTCGTTTGATACACCTGTCATGGTTGTACGAATCCATGAGCAATTATCCATGAGCAGAGACCAAGCAAAGGATACATCTCGTTTTATCGTCTTATCTTCAAACATTACGCGCAACAACATCGTCGGGTCAAGTGGATGAGGACAAATATAACCTACATAGGAAATCTTTGTATCTTGGAACATCTGCCCTTCACGCACATGACGATTGAACATAAGAGATTGTAGTAAATTTCCCAGAGTATCATCTTCGTTTTCAAATGTAAATTCAAAACCATTTTCAATCTCCTTGCATACAACATACTCTTCTTCGTGTTGAATCGCCTTATCCAATTTGCCAATAATACTATCCAATGCTTTTACAAAGATATATCTAGCAGCTTCTATTTCTTTCATTGCTCCTCCATTTTCTATTTCAAAGGAGAATTCAATTGCTATAGGTTCATTATATTCATTTTTAATATACGCTCTTTCCTTATTAAGAATCCCGTCTGCTTTTTCCGCTTCCACTGGATCTTGAATGAACAGAAAGGAGCACATAGATACGGAAGAGAAGGAAGCATGATTTTTAGCAGTTGATTTTACGGGACGGGCGATAAGATTAAGTAATTCGCTTGATCTCAACCTTGTAATAAGAACCGGGCTGTTTGATATTTTATTTGCCGGAAAGATCGTTCGCAGTTCTTTTTCAGTAAGCATTTTATCATCCCTTGTGCCCTTGAAATCGTGTGTAGTCACATCAATTGTAACGTCTTTCTTGTTTTCTACAGAGAGCGTGAATTCATAAAGTCCCTCTTGAAAACCATCTATTTCTTCTTCCGTCATATGAAGAGGTATCATACCAACTCGGTGCGCCATAATCTCATTATGAAGAGGTCCTGTATTTTTAATGATATCAATGGTTGTTTCGCCTTCCCCGATAAACCCAATGGTAGGAATATCGGATAAGATTGTACGCCGAATAGAATTCACGATCGCTAAATCCGTATTTAGAATATCAAAGGTAACGCGCCCGAAAAGCGGGGCAATACGAAGATTTTGAAACATGATTATTTATATAATTTATTTGCTATGTTTGCTATTATATTGTAAGAGTAAGTATCCATCATATTTTATGTTTATACCATTTTGTGAATAGAACAAAAATAATCCATGTGCGTTATAAATATGCGAAGCAAAATCTTACAACTAAACAGTAATAAACATTAAGTAAGCCGCATAATGATTCTTTTTTATAGCGACTATTGTAATCATTCTAAAATGCTTCTTGACACGATACAGCGTCTTCAAGTAAAATGTATAACTCTTGTGTCTGTGGATGGATTGCGTGTGAATGGAAAGAAAGTGCCTCCTCAAATACATTCTGTTCCGGCATTTATGATCATGCCTTCTAAACAGTTATTATTTGGAAAACAAGTATTTGATTACTTACTCTTACCAGGTAAGGGTATTCTTGTATCCGGTGTTGCCAAACAGCAACAAATAGGAAAGGAAACGCCGCAGGAATCAGGCGAACCTAGCGCATTTACAATGAATATATCTAATCTTTCAGGTGATAGTTATTCATATATTGAAGACGGTGGGGTAAATAGTCATCGTAATTATGCATGGGCATCCATCAACGATGATTCCACTACATCATTGTCGTCCTCCCAACCATCAAACGAGACTACGACATTACAGTCAAATACTCGTATAAAAAAAGAGGTACTTGATTTTGAAGAATTTAAAGCGAAACGAGCGGAAGACTTAAATGTTATTGTTAATACAAATGTTAGTTCTCCACCGGTAAATACTTATTAAATGAACAATTTTGTATATTTATACACTTAAAATAGATAGATGGGTCGTTCCCCATACAAGATGACCTGTTTTTTTGACAAATTTCTTAGATATACTACAATTTACCTTTCTATTTATTCAAAAATAATAGATGCTAAATATTTATTCGGTCAATCGCGAAATCTCGTTAGTGATATAAACGGAACCTGTATTTATTCACCGTATTACAATGCTGACATTATAGATTTATATGGCGATGATACTTCTACGGAAGTATCCTTACCGTTTTCGTTTCCATTTTATCAAAATACATACAATAGTATAGGTGTATCTACAAATGGTTTGATTACACTTGGAACAATATCTAATATTTATAACAATGTGATTATACCTTCCGTCTCCGTCCCAAATAATTTTATAGCAGTTTTTTGGACAGATTTAATTGTAAATAGTAAAACCATTTTTATATACAAAACAGAATCTAACGCGATTATTCAATGGACAAATATCGGCTTTTATGGAACAGAAATTCCATTGGGAACATTTCAATCCATATTATACGCCAATGGTACTATCCAACTAAGATATATCACACTCATGGGTTCGGATATGTCATTTGGATCTACTGCTACAATCGGTATTGAAAACCATAGTGGTATGGATGGAATTTGTATTTCATTCCGTACTGCTTCTCTGGTTCCGGGAACGCTTTATACTTTTACTTATAATGTCAATACGAATAGCTATACTTATGATTATATAATTGATGATAATCATATTATTTTACTTCCAAATACAATGCCTAAAATACCGAATCTCATAGCACCATATTACAATATGGTATTTTCCGCAAATAGTGTTATTACTTTCATTTGGAATTCAGATGGAGCAAACTATTATAAGCTATATGTATCATTAGATGATTTGTTGGCATATATAGTATATCAAAACAATGAGCTATATTTAGATACGCAAGATATTGCGAATCTTACCAGTTCTATATATTATTGGAAGGTATATGCTTGTAATATATATGGTTGTACAGAATCTTGTATTCAACCATTCATTATAGAAGACTTTGCGATTCCTCCTCCACCACCTTCACCTCCGCCAAGCCCTTCCCCATCATCTCCGCCTCCACCAAGTCCTCCGCCACCAAGTCCTCCACCACCCTCACCGCCTCCACCCTCACCTCCGCCACCAAGTCCTCCACCACCCTCACCGCCTCCCCCAAGTCCTCCGCCACCAACACCTCCTTCGCCTATTTCGGATGTAGTAGTTATTCAGCAAATTGCTACAGTTATGACTACGGCTATTACGACCGTTGTAGCAACAAGTGTATCTTCGGTTATCGTATCCAGTGTAGCCGGTTCGGTTGGCGGCTCTATAGGTGGCGCTTCTTCGGTTCCCTCGCCAGCAGGTCTTGTAAGTATGATTGCTACTGTACAGGCTATGAATATGAAAATGAATCTTCAAATTGGAGGTACGCCAGATAAGATAAAAGGTCTTGCCAGCGGTATAGGGTGGATAAATTTAGATTTTTCACTTCCTAAAAATACGAATAGTCGTCGTCTTCTTTTACAAGAAGAAACACGAAACCCATATGAACAGGCTGGCTCTCTTTTTGTATATTCTATTTTGCTATTCTTGTTGCCATTATCTATAATACATTATTGTTCTCAACATTACTTGGTGTCAAAAAAGGAAAAAAAGATAATTGGTATAATGCTTTTCCCGCAGATTGAATTGACAATAGCAATGCTTCTCATATCTCCCTATGGAAAAATAGCAGCATCTCTATTTTTACTAAGAACACCGGCAAGTATATTTGCTGGATTTGGAATGTTATGTGTAATACCAATCCCGCTAATTATTCTTAGTATATATGCTATAAAAAGGTATATTATAAATTATAGAATCCTAAAATATGTAGAATTCAAACATGAATATACAAAAGGCGGAATAATCCGCTTAGTTCGTCAAGCAATCTTGGCATCACCCAGTAAGGGATATTGGAAGAGTAAGGATCATCATCTTATGGATATGTATGGTATATTTTTTAAAACAATTCGCGGTCCAGTATATACATTCAAAGATAAGATTGTACGATATGATTCACAGAAAGGTGTATATAAATGGGGAAAAGTAATAAAGATTCATGACCGATTTGAATACATTAGAACTTATTATAAAGCCTATTTTATTCTTCGTGTCTTATTGATTTCAATTTTGTTGAATGCTTTTCCGTATAGTACAGATGGTGATATGGTACAAACAATTCTTCTAATAATATTCGTATCTATTCATGTATATTTTATGCTGTTTGTATCTCCATTAAATACTCCAAAGGATCAATTGGTTGATGTAACCTCAAATATATGTGAATTAGGATTTTATAGTTCCGGATTTTGTATTCTTATGGCCCGCCGTCTTCATTTAGAAAAAATTATTACAATGACTGAAAATGCCATGTTTGTATTTCAAATCCTTACCGTTGGAGTACAGATTATATCACAATTATGGAATGTTGTTTTCATATTTAATCTAATACAAAGTATGATTCGTGAAAAGTTCTATAAAAACCGAATAATATATACATCCTATCATATATTACTTGTTAAAAAGTACGCAAACCGGTGGCTATTATATGTACATCATCGCCCTCTAAAAGGTTGGGCAGACGCGTTTATGAGCAAATCAAAAGTATAATTTGCGTTATCTTATTCAATTGTACGCAGGATAAAAAATGATTTAAACACGAATATCCCCTTTAATTGTAAGCTTATTACATTGTAACACGATGAATTACATTGGAAAATTTAATGATACGCTCATCGAGCTTGTCGACGATCTTATTGTCGTATTTCCAAACGACAACGAATTTCGTATGTATAAGATGGCCATCAAAGGTGCTATGATAGCAGATGATACGATTGTTCATAGGGTTTTTCATGAACAAGTTTGTAATGTATATGGCGACAAGATTCTGGCCCGAGATGCTGCATTCTTTATGAATAGCGACTATGATAATATGAAACAGGAGTTTTCGCAAGCAGATAGTCTTATCAAAAAGCTAAAACAATGCTGGAGTAGTCTAACAGAAGATCAGCGTTCTGTCATATGGAAATATCTCCGTCTTCTACTTCTCCTAGACAACAAGATCCAGAATTAATTTATAAATCTGATTTATATTCATACTTGCGAGTTATTAAGTTTCTTTTGATTTTGATTTTGATTTCTTTTTACGATCTAATAGATTTGCTTTTGACAAAATAGTTTGGAGGACATCGTTTGGTAGTTCGGATATATGTGGCTTGTCTTTATCCTCTTCCTTTATTTCTTCTATTTTACGTTGACGTAGCATAGGAATTAGAATTCCTCGTTCCTTCTCGACGATTACTACGTTTAGTTTGCTGGCTAATTCTTCTAATTCTACTAATTGTATATTTGGTCTTGGTAAATTTTTGATTTTATCTTCAAGCTGTTGATATACACGACGATATGTATTCAGTGTGACATCTTCTTCAAGTAAGGCTTGAATTACAAATGGAACAGATCTCGCCTTTGTTCTTCCATAGTCTGGAAGCAATGCTCCTTTTGATAGTAAAAAAACAGCCATTTCTTTACGTTTTCCTGTATACGCAAAATCAATAGGTGTTCTTTTTAATTTGTCTTGTATATTGATATCTATCGCCTTTTTTACAAGACTACTACTTTTGCTACCCGAGCTACTCGAGCTACTCGAGCTGGTTTTATGCTTTAGTAAAAATTTCATCACATCAATCGCGCCATATTCTGCAGCATGATGTATTGCCATACTTTCGTCCTTCTTTAATTTTATATTTAGATCTGCTCCGTGTTTTAAAAGTATCTTTACAATTTCAAGTTTATTTTTATTTGGTATATTACCACTAATAATCGCATAAGATAATGGAGTCCAGGAATAGTCACTCGATAGTTCTTTATTTACATTGATATCCGCTCCATGTTCTAATAATAATTTTACTAAATTAGGATTTCCAGAAGCGGCAGCGTAATGTAAAGGAGTTATTTCTATGTTTGCTATGTTTTCTTGATGTGTAATATAATTAACATTTACATTCGCTCCATGTTCTAATATAAATTTTACACCTGTTTCATTACGAGAAAGTATTAAATCATATAACAAAGGGAATCCGTCATCATCAATCGCATCTACATCCCCTCCCTCATCTAAAGCGCGTTGCATACTCTCTATATTTCCCGTCATAAGTGCTTCATAAAATTGTTGATTAAGAGGAAATGAAAATGAAATCCAACTCATGTAAATCTAATTCTAATTAGACAGATAGAAATAAAATAATACATATTCTATATGATTTAAGGAATTTTCATTTGTTTTACTTATATATGTCCGATACTACAAAGACATCTATAGAGATTTTAGAAAAAGCAACTTTTTTGGAAGGTGATCAACCAGAAGCAGAAGCAGAAGCCCCCATAGAAATCGTCGTAGAAAACAATGTAGAAGTTAAATCCGAAGTCCCAACAGATGACGAAGGTGATCTGCCTATTTCACTTGAAAAGAAAGCATTCATCTTTAATAAGTTCTATTTTGATTTAATCAAGAAGATTAAAACAAATGCCAAACAGCAGAAAGAAACAAGCAAAGATGCCCGTAATATCCTGCGAGCAATCAAGAATTCATATAGTTCTTATGAGACTGGTTCTACGGAATATATTCAGAAGCTAACTACCAATATTCCTGAATCTTTTTGGAAAGCTTACCACGATTGTAATATTGAGGAAGCAGATAAGTTTCTTTCATCGGAAGACGCTTTATCGGCATGGCTTTATAACAGTATCAATGTATCGATGATTTCATCTTGTATGAACGATAAATTTATTATTCATCATTATCTCGTAATATTTGTTATCCTTCTTCAAGATGCCAGCAGCAACGACATTAACCGAGCTCTTGAATTGCTAAAGAGCTTCAAAGATAAGGAAGTTGTGAAAGAAATCAGCCATATTAAAAATACCACTATTTGCCGATGGGTTATTCATCTACATTCTATATATACCAGCCGTGTATCCAATATATTTAATACTCAATTCTCAGATATTGAGTCTACAAGTATTGGTAAATTGGCAAAGGAAATCATGGATGAAGTAGATATGAGCGGTATTCAAAATTCGTTATCTGGCGACGGAGACATATTCAAGGCACTCGCTGATCCAAACAGCGGGATAGCATCTCTATTGGGAACCGTAAGCCAAAAGATGATTGGTAAGCTGGCATCCGGTGAGATAAGACAAGAGAATTTGCTACAAGATGCTATGAAATTTGCTACAAAGCTTCCAGGAATGCTGCAAGGTGGCGGAGGAGCGGCGGGAGGAGCCGCGATGGATCTTAGTAAGATGGCAACTATGATGCAGAGTGTCATGGGCGGAATGGGCGGAATGGGTAAATCATCAAATGATAGTGATAATGAAGACTCTGGATCGGGATCCGGAATGGGCAATTTTGACATTGGATCTATTGCTCAAATGTTTCAGGGAATGATGGGTGGACAAAATAGCCACCAGAAGAAGCCATCTTCAAATGATAAACGAGCCGTCGCTAACAGTTCGGCGGCCAAGACCCTTACGAAAGATATGCGTAGATCTGCTATGGTACAGAAGATACGCAATAAGATGGAAAAGAACAAATTAAAAGAAAATATCACGGATCAGTAGTATATAGTACATAGTACATCATGTCAGAAAAAATATGGTACGAAGATGTTCCAGGACTTTTTACATCCAAAAATTATTATATTATCATACCACTCCAAAGCTTAACATTTGAAGAAAAACTAAACGCTATTGTTAGGTTTTTTATTTATTTGGGTGTAATCTTAGCTCTGGTTATGAGCAACGCAAACCATTTATTGTGGGGAATTATAGCTCTCGCAATAACGGTTATCGTATATAAATATCAAAAGAATACGAAAGAACGCGTACAGGATTACTTAAAAGACAAGCAAGTAGATGTGATTGATAATAGTGTATGTAAGAGGACAACCGTTGAAAACCCTTTTATGAATCCAAGCGTGGATGAATATGGAACAAAAGTAAATTACGAAACAGCGTGTCCTATAGAAAATGAAACCGTATATGAAAAAATAAATGATAATTTCCACAAAAGACTATTCCAAGACTGCAGCGATATATACGATAAAATGTCTTCTCAGCGCCAATTCTATACCATGCCAAATACATCTGTTCCAAACGATCAGGAAAGTTTTGCTCAATGGGTATACGGATCGCCCCCCACCTGTAAGGAAGGCAACGGATTCGCATGCATGACACAGTCGTTTGACGACGCGCAGAGACGATCCGGTAATGGAAGTGGAGGAGCAGCATAATTCCAAACACTATGAAAAATGATTTTTTTTATTCTTATTTGAATTGTAGAGATTTTATACAATGTCAACAGCTATGTTTCTTGATGAGAACACATTACGTAATGATAAATGCACTATTGAGCAGAGGGATAGGTACAATGTCGGCATCAAAGATTACACAATGAAGAACTATGCCTACAATTGGCCTGTAAAGTGCCATACCCCCGATCAGAGGATGGCGTCGTTCGCATATGATCATCCAAATCTTCACCCTCGTATCGGTGTTGGACTTTCAGATGATTGTCTAATTGATCAGTATTCCGCTCTACGCAACGACCCTGATCAAATGACCAAGGATCGTTGCCGTATCCAGCTTTACGAACGCGTTTTCCAAGGTGTTCCAAATCTAAGGCCTGGTCGGGTAGATCCCGCAGAAGAAATGCCTATTTTACAAGGTGTTGATAACTCGGTTTATGAAGGCAGCATTCTCCCGTGTAAGAAAACTCTTATGGAATATTCGTTGAAGGAATTTGATCGCCTTCTACCGTGCGTAAAAGAAGTACAAAATCCCGAACATGTTGTTGAACCTTGGATACGAGGCGGTATTCCCACAAAAGACTATGAGCGCCGACAGGAGTTCCTACGAAACAATTGCTATCACCAGACCAATCAGACAAAACTTCATTAATCTAAAAAATAAAGGATTAGGATTATGATTAGGATTATGATTTATGTATTACTTTTTATAGAATTAATGATTATTTCGGTTAAAGATGAAAAAATTTGAAGAGAGAAAATTACCTTTTAATACCACATAAATTCACTCAATATACGCTAACCAATCAATCTTAGAAAAATGTACTTCATGTATACCCGTTATTTAGACCTTGTAGCATTACACCCAGCCGAAAAATCACCGAAAATTGACTTTCAAATGATGATGAAGCAGCAGGAACGCGATCATATAGTTAAGAAGAGCATCCTTGATAACGATTTAGGTTATTTTCCAAAGAGTAAAAAAGAATTTGAAGAAATAAAACAAAAATTAGAGAATATGTCAAAGATATTACACGAACAACTTGTCTTCTTCTTCAGTGTACGAGATGAACAAAAATCACCCGAAAAAGAATGCCTCGTTCTTCGTAAAGGCATATGGAATACATATGCGGATACAGCGGACGCTATCAATTCCGTATTTCATGTATCAAAAGACGAGCCTACGATAGATACTCATATAATCCATTATCCTAATAATTAAAAAATAAATAGTAAATATATATTTTTACAATTATATTCTTTTTTTCTGTTTCAAATTTTAGATAATGCTTGCTCTGGTAATTACCCTTTCAGTCTTATTGGTTTTACTTATAGTTGTAGTAGTATATATTATAATCAAACTACTAAATAGTAATCGCGACCTTTCTAACCTTTCTAATGAACTACGAAAAACTAAATCGGATAAAAAAAAACTACAAGATATGTTGAAAGATCTCCAAAACAAACAATCGATGATCGGAATATCCTATAAGACAAATAAAGAGGATGTTAACAAGATTATGAATGATGTGTCCAATGTCTTTAAAGTTATGCAGGATACAGCTTGTTCTATATCAAGCAAAACCGCCGAAGAAAAGAGGGCTGCTTTTATAGCGGAACTTCAATCAAACACTAAGAATACTACCTGCGCGGATATAAAATTGACGGGCGATACAGCAATTGATAATTATACCACATCTCTTCTGGTTGGTACCACTGTTTCTTCAACAAAAGCAGAATACATTAAGAATTCTATAAAGACGCTTATTTATACAATATTGGATGTTATATGTACTAGTTCCGACAAGGTTGGTAGTAAGATCGATATTGTCAAATTAGATGCTCTTCTTAAAGATGTATTTGAAGCAATTTGTACAAATGCGACCTAACATTTAAAAATGATGGTAAAGATCTTATATGTTTCTGTACTTTATTTTTTGTCTTCCTCATAATAGAGAAACAAGATGACAGAAGTATATGCCAACATAGGATCTTGTAGTTATGACGAAAAACTACGCGTATCCGTAGGTCCTGGAATGTATAATCTAATGACACCGTCCAATGATGGAAATGCCTGCGGACAAGATATTCCAGCAGATCCCAGTCTGCGTTGGCAAGCGTGGGGACCCGGATTTTGTGCTCCCGGGGCCAGTGTAAATGACAACAGTGAATTGAAAGGTTTGAACTATCGTTCTTCCAAGTGCGACAAGGATATGTATAACCCATATAACTACAATATCAAACCTGCTTGCATAGCGAAAGGTAACCAGGATGCTCATGCCTGTACCGCGACGATGGAAGATACGCGCCTTTCAAACCCTCCTTGTACGCTACGAAGCACAGGGTGGAATCGTTGGGAATGGCTATGCTGGAATCCTCAGGATAAGGCGATTATCCCGTTCCAGTGGAATGTAAATAGCAGTATCGTGATCAAGGATAATTGTATACCTGCTTTGCCTCAATTCATAGATCAAACTCCCATGCTTCCTTCCGCCTCTCTTCAGGACGACAATCAAGCATTTGTTCGCAATTGGAAAATGAACCCAGTATGCGGTACACTTCCACCCGTTCGCCCTGGAGCTCCTGCTCAACAGACTTGCCGTAGCATTGGACAGCTCTAAATTAATACTAAAACATAAATCATAATTGTATATTTTTTATATATTTGTTTGTATCATAAAAATAAATATCATGGATGGTGTAGAGAGTAAACCTGTGATGAATACATATTTTGACAAGGCTTATGCCGAACCAAACGAGAAACCATCCATGAAAAATATCTATAAATCAAATCACTGGCAAGAAGTTCGCGCGGATGAACAGACACGGGGTGATACAAAATGGAATAAAGCACAAACTCCTATGGAAACAGGTGTGGTGCCGCGACCAGCTTACGCAAGTATGTTCGAATTCGCTACTCCACAGGAGAAAAATGCTACGATGCAGGAAGATCGACCAAGCACAGTCACTACGTTGGCAGGCAACACGATTCCCATTGGAGATTTTACACACAAGAACATGCAACCGTTCTTCAAAGGCAGCGTAAAACAGAACATGAATGTAGAAAGTTTTGCCAGTACCTTAGATCGTCATACCGGCCGTAGTGAATTTTTCAAACCAAAGGCAGAAACTAAACCTTTTTTCCAACCTGCAGAATATGGCGCCTTTGTAAATGGTACACCAAACAGCGATGAATATTTCAAAGATCATATTGAAACTCCTATCAAGCGAAGTAATGATTTCCCTATTCCTAAAATAAATGTAGGTCGTGGTTTAGCACAAGGTTATACAAGTGCTCCATCCGGCGGATTCCAACAAGCAAATACGAATGAATATGCCAAACCCAGGAATGTAGACGAATTGCGAGCTCTAAACAACCCCAAACTTTCCTATAAGTTGCCATTCCAAGGTCCTAAAAAGTCAATTGTTACAGATCGTGGTCTTATGGGTACGATGGAGAAAAATCGGCCCGATACATATTACGAACAAACGGAAAATCAATGGATTAAAACGACAGGGGCAATTTCGAAACCGACGGAAAGGTCAATCTTCGTGGATCGTCCTACCAATCGTGCGGAAACAGAACAAAAGACGGTAGTTACAAACTTGAAATATCTTGTAAATTCGCTTACAGCTCCTATATTGGATGTATTGAAACCATCGTACAAAGAGTTCTATACCGACGCTGAACGAATGTTCGGAAATATGCATGTACAGATTCCTTCAAAGCCGACGGTATATGATCCAGTTGACCATATTATGCGTACAACGATAAAAGAAACAGCTATTCACGACAGTACCGTATTGAACGTGAAAGGTATTAATGCTGGACAGATGGAAACGGACGATCAGGCTCGTTCAACCATTCGCGAAACATTGCCTTCGGATATGGATACTGGACTTACCTTGCGTAATGTAGCAGCTCATACATATCGAACGGTCATATATGATCCTGATATTGTTATGAAGACCACTTTCCGTGAAGGTACTGAATCGACAAACTATTATGGTTCAGGAGGAGCTGTTTCAGAATATCGCGGTCCCACCGAAGAGGCTGAGCGAAATATGAGAATTGATGATACGCGCGGTACTTTACTTACGGCTGCTACACGACGATCTGGATCGGAAGGAGCGAAGGTTAGTATGTCTACCGACGGTATTGATATGGAAATTAAGAGAATAGGATCGGATGATCTTTCTACACGATCTACAAACAATGCCAGAGCAATTCAGTTTGAACATGCGGTTGTTGACGTGTGCGATGTTACCAAACTTTCAGCAAAGGTTCTGGAACCCAATCGTCTTGACCCGAGTCTTATGAACTCTCTCAAACAGAATGAGTATGCTCTTCCCATCAATCCAATCGGAACCGTATAATTATGAAACATTCGTGATTGATTTAAGAAAGTTATTTTTGTATTATGTATGCAGCCATGTCAAAAGACGACATACAAGTTTTAATGTATCAAAAAAGGGAATATGTAGACCATTTGAAAGATGTTACGATTGAAGCATTTGTTATTACGATTCGAAATATATACGAAAAAGTGATACAGCGAACGGCTAACAAAAATGTATTACAAAGTTTTCAGGATGAATTGACTACAATTCCTGAATGGAATGCTAGTCAAATCCATGAGAACTATAAAGACTTTATAGTACAATCGCGATGTAATTATTTTCCAGATTTACTCAAGGCAGTTTTTATGACCTATGGAAGGCTACATATAGCAACCGTTGGCAATACAGATAAACTTCAATTACGAGTCCCTAATGCGGAAAATTTTGTTCATCGGTGTTATATTTCAATTGCTCGTTCGTTATGGAAGCGCCCGTATCTGATGTATCACGAATTAAAGAATGTAGAGAGACAGAGAAATCTGGTTGTTTTGGAAGAACTGATTGGAAAAAATATAAGTATGGTGATCCGCTCTTGTTTACCGATGACGAATATGGTCTCGCATATTATATCGGATTCTTATAAACAAGAAGGAGGATCTGTATCTCAAAGAAATTTGGTTTCACTTGAAACACAAGAATCTACATCAAGTCGTCAATCGGAACAAGATGTAGTAGAAGAGAATGGTAATGACGATGAGGACGATGAGGACGATGAGGACACGGAAGAATATAATACAGATAACTCATATGAAACAGATGGCGCCTATAAAGAAGAAGACGATGACGAAGACGATGACGAAGACGACGAAGACGACGAAGACGACGAAGATGACGAAGAATCTGGATCTTCTACGGATGATGAGAAGGAAACAGAGGCAGACATAGAGCCAGAAACAGAATCCGAAACAGAAGAGCAAACAGAAGAGCTAAAAGACGAGCCAGTAGTAGAACCAGTAGTAGTAGAACCAGTAGTAGTAGAACCAGTAGTAGAAGAACCTGTAGAAGAACCTGTAGAGGAGCAAGTAGAAGTACCTGTAGTAGAGCCAGTACAAGAGCAAGTAGAAGAACCTGTAGTAGAGCCAGTACAAGAGCCTGTAGAAGAGCCTTTAATAGAACCTATTGAAGAGCCAGTACAAGAGCAAGTACAAGAGCCTACAGTAGAACCAGTAGAGCAGGTTGTAGAGGAAAAAATAGAAAATAATAGAAAAATTATTATGCCTAAGAAGCATGCTCAATTACAAAAACCAAAACAGCGCCGACATAAGACAGATGCGTTCTTTTAATCAAAAAATATAGGTCCTTTTTTTGTAAGGATGATACTTGCTATTTTGTTAACAGCAATTGTGTATCTTATTTTACAGCGAATAGATGATAATCGTAAGGAAAAAAATAATGAACCAATATCTTCATGGGGATCTCGTATAGGTTTACTGTTCTTCGTAGCTATTGTTTGCTTCGTAATTACATACCTTTTTGAGAATATGAATCCAGATAAAAATGATAATTTCGCATTTGTAGAAGGTGGAAACTATGAACAAGGAATGCTTCATTCAATCAATGAATCAATACATGTCGGGATGCCTCCATTCTAATAGGAGAATGCGTTATACAAATATAAATTAAATATATATAATGAATAAGGCAAAAGTAATTATTCAAAGAATTTAGATGAAATTGGAACTAAGAAAATTTGATCCACGAAGCATAAAGGACGACAGTGTTTGCATATTTTTAGCAAAGCGTAATTCCGGAAAAACAGTAGCATTAACACATGTATTATCCGCTCATATGAACATGCCAATAGGTGTGGTCATTAGTCCTACAGAACAGATGAACAAACATTTTAGTAATTATATTCCGGGCATGTTGATTTATGATGAATATAGTCCGCAAATTCTTCAAAAATTTGTAGATCGTCAGCTAAAAATAGCAAATCAATACACGACTGAAAAAGAACGTTATGGTCATACAGATATTGATCCTCGTGCCTTTCTTATTCTGGACGATTGCCTTTATGATAAAACATGGCCAACGGATAAGAATATTCGTCAACTTTTCATGAATGGTAGGCATATGAAGGTATTTATGTGCATTACTATGCAGTTCCCCCTTGGTATTCCTCCTGTGCTTCGTACAAATGTAGATTATGTATTCATTCTTCGGGAGCCAAACATTTCAAATCGTCACAGAATTTATGAACAGTATGCTGGTATCTTTCCAAGTTTTGAAATATTCAACGATGTTTTAAATCAATGTACGGAAGACTATGAATGTATGGTCATTGACAATAAGACACAGAGTAATAAGATAGAAGATCAAGTATTTTGGTGGAAGGCAGATCCAGGTATTCAATTTAAGATGTGTACAAAAGATCTATGGGATATGCAAGCACTTGAAAATCAGCGTAAATTGATGGGCTCATCCACGGCAGACGAAGACGACGAAGAAGATTATAATCCTAATTTGATTGTTAAAAAGAAAAATAGCACAAAAATTAAGGTATGTAAGAATTACTAAAGGCGAATAGAGATTCCTCTGTATATCCGTAAGAAGCTCATACATCATATCATAGATCGTATTCATTTTTGTTCTATAGCACTCTATTTGAGATGATAATGAAAAAAGGAGACAGTTCATATTTATAATATTCTTGTTTTTGGTTTACATAACGGATTTAGGCTTGTAAGAAAGGGCAGCAGCGCTAAATCCTTTCGTGAATATGGTAGCTATATATGCCAGGATGGTAAGTCCAACCATGACGGCATATAGGACGCCCAGAACCCATGCCAATAGGTTGCAGTTACCAACAGTGAGGCAATTTACTACATAGGTGGTATATATAGCGAAGGCATACATCACTATAACACTAACCAGCATCATAGGGCTCTTCATGAAGATAGCACCCAGAGCAGTAACTACGAATAGAATCGTGGCAAATAGGATCACCAAGAATGCGGGCATGGTCATAGTGACATTAGCAAACTTCGTCATACGAGGCACAGGTTGTTCAAGAACTCCCATCTTATCTATATAATATTATCTAATATAAAAATATAAAAAATAAAATTTTGTATTTTTATTTTTTATATTTTTTGATTTTGTATTTTTCTTTTTTTGATTTTTTCTTTTGTATTTTATTTTTGCTTATTTTTACTTTTTTACTTCTTACCATTCTTCTTGGTAGCGACCTTCTTGCTTGAAGAAGATGACCCGGCGATATCCGCATCGCTATCTTCCGTATCAGAGAGCAAGTTCGCGCCATCCATAGGCTTCGTAGCACCATTCTTCTCCTTGTGTAGGTTCCAAGCATTGACTGCCATGCTCATCAGCTCCTTGGGCTTGGATTCGGGGTGCTCTTCCCTCAGCAACGCGATGTTGTCCCTGATGAAGTTGTTGTACAGCGAGGGAGTGCGCTTGGGGGCATTGGGGTCCTTGACCTTCTTGCCCGTAGCAGCCTTGGCTGCCTTCTTGCTCTCTTCCTTGAGGTTGTCCTTCACGGCGGACACGATGTCGCTGAGGTGCTCCTCAAGGCTCTCAAGAAGATCGACATCCTTGTCGGTGAGAACACGGTGGATCTCTGCGACAAGCTTGTCGATAGACTGCGAGGCAACCTCGATCTCGTGCTTCTGGACGGCCTTGATAATATCGTTCATGCTTGACATTGTTGTACTGGCTTGTATGCTTGTTTTGTTGGATATATTACTGCTTGGTGATAATCAATTTTTACTGTCAATTTTCAATTTTTTGTAGGAAACGAGAAAATCGTGAAAAATTGGGAAAAATTAGTATTAAAAATTTAAGTAAAAAAATGAAAGGAAGTTTAATAAATTTATTACCTTACTTGATAACAAGATGGCGTATGTATTGCGTTCTCATCTTCGGGTGCCATACGATAGATGTGTGAATCATATACAAAAGAACCTCCGTAATACCTTACGAGTTCATATTATATCGCATGACATACCGGATACGATTACTACGATTCCAATTGAACAAATAAAGAATATGGAAATTACTCATATGGAAGAGAGTTTTTGCGAAAGCAATAGTTGTCTAAATGGGAAAATAATGTATAACAACAATATGTATAAATTTATCACACACCATGTTTCGTATGATGTTGTGCTTATTATGGAAAAAATAAGTTATCCCTTTAATAAAATAAAGATTATATTACCGATTACTTCCTATAAAGACGCCAATATGGATTATAAAATATATATACCACCCGAATATTCAAAGGACGAAAAAATAATACCTATTGAATTTGTATGGGAATTTTTATTTCAACTAGCACCGTACCTATATCAGCATTCATAGAACCTTTGATATATTTATACTTATTCATATGTACATAGGGGTTATGAACTTTTCTTTTAGCTTTTTCTTCTCTTTTTTATTTCGGGCACATTTCAATAAATTGTTCTGTATTACATAGGTCTTTTACGAATTCCCATACATGTATTCGTTTCATAAACTGTCCTAATGTTTCAAAGCGTAAATTCGTGTTTTCTTCCAGTTCTGGCCGATCATTGGTCGGTATTTCACAAAATTCAATCTCCATTTGTTTCATCTGCTCTTCTGTCCGTCGTATGGGTATGAACATCACATCTACGCGATTGTTTTCATAAACCGTTTGAAAGGTTTTGGTGCGTTTTGGAAGCGTTTTTAATGACACGAGACCTCTGGTTTCTTCTCTTATCTCGCGAATAGCACATTTGTTTGTTCGTTCATGCTCCTCGCAAGTGCCACTAATGAACGTCCATTCTTTTTCCACGGCATCTTTTACAATAAGAAATCGCGGTTTCTTTTCATATTTTCGTAAGGAAACATAAATCACGGCAAGTATCTTACGATCTACGGTAGGCATTCTTGTTTTATAATCTACAAAAAATTTAATAATCAAATCATATTTTTATTATTGCTGTATTTGTTCCATTTATCGTTGTTCAATCCAAGTTAAGGCTGCTACAGCATCTTTGTTTGTTGCATATCCAGCAATGGCTAAGGTGATTGTATCACTGACTGTGCCAAGAGCACTACGCCCAATTTGATATTGAGTATCTTTATCCAATATAACACGACTACCGCCCCCACCTATTGATATAATTCCAGCATCTATATTAACTCCATCGGTAATTGCCGTCGTAGAAGTCATGTTGTATTGGACGAAAGAATTGGTGTCTGTCATATTTACCCATGAGCCATTAGCAATCGTAGCATTACGAATAATTTTATAAAAGATAATGGTATTATCTAATGTAAATGCTTGGAAAGATGAGGGTATGACAATACCCTGAAGAGCGGTCGCTTTTAAACGAATACTGATGACCGGATAAAAGGTTCTGGCAGTGGGCATATTATAACCGGTTAAAGGAGTGAGTAAACTTTGGGCGATACCTAATTTTGTTGTATTTCCTTGATTGGTTAATGAATTTGAGAATTGAACCATATAATTTGTACCAGCAACACCATCTATATTTTTTATTTCTAAACGAATAGGAAGAAAAGGTGTTATACTCCACGGAAATGGTAATCTATTTCCTGTATTAAATGTATGAATTGTACGAGCACTACCTTCAATAATATATTTAAATATTACCTGACCGGCTCCATACCATTCATATTCAAAGCCTATCATTTGCATAGCATCCCCACTTGCTGTTATTCCACTATCTCCAGTTCCATCTAATTTATCACCATTCCAATTTGACCTGGAAACGCGTTCTAAATAAGGTGTCCCATTGCTTCCATACGAATTTACTAAGGTACATGCATAATCGCCGCCATTATCCTCAAAATAAAAACCGTCCGTTCCATTGTACAATCCTATTCTACGACGAATTCCTGAAACTGGATTATTAAGTTTTATTCCAAATGTCAATTCTGCACTGCGCCCAGGGATATATCTCATAGTATTTATGGTTTGGCGAATTACTTCAGAGTTTGATTGTCCTGATACTTGCATAACGACACCAGATATATTTGATGAGAATAATGCCGAACCTCCATTTTGTGTAGAATTATCCCATATATCTGTTTCAATACCGTACTGGAATGTATTAAAGAAGACGATTTCAGATGCGGCTACCTTAAGTTGGTTTTTACTTGTTGTTGGAGAAACTATCTTTGTTGGAAATGGATTTGTATCCGAAACATTACTATTTTTAACATTCACATTGACATTACCAATCGTGTTAGACCCCGTAGGTAATTGTCTTGTTAGATAAGTTCCAATTTCCACATTACAAAGAGAAATAGGTAGTATTCCATTGATATCTACCTTCCCAATTGTGTTAGACCCCACAGGTAATTGTCTCGTTAGATAAGTTCCAATTTCCACATTACACAAGGATACAGGAACAACCCCATTCACATTGACATTACCAATTGTATTGCTTCCAATAGGGATTTGACGAGTTAGATAGGTTCCAATTTCCACATTACAGAGCGATATAGGTACAACCCCATTCACATTGACATTACCAATCGTATTGCTTCCCGTTGGAATTTGACGCGTTAGATAAGTTCCAATTTCCACATTGCTTCCTGTTGAAACCTCCAACGGTATTGATTCTATTATTTTTACAGGATACGCGTACATGTTTAATATTTGCTATTACTGTATTATTGTATTATTATAAATGTTTAAGTTTTATTGGTTTAAAATAATAACTTGTCTTTTTGTATAATTATAATGGACGAAGCATTACAAGAACTTTACAAATATGCTTTGAATTTACAAGATTATCTTCTAATTAAAAATGCCGATGCTATAGATAATATAGTAGATTCTTATTTAGATAAAATAGATAAATGTGTCACGAATACGATTTCAACATTGCAGATAAATATAAATATAAACAAAGATGAATATATAAGAAAACATTTAAAAGAGTTTTTGTTAATATTTCAAGTTCTTATAGGTTCCATCTCAAAAGAAAGATTAAAACAATATAAAAATAAGTCTCTATTAAGATCTGTTGCGGATAAAATTTTTATAAAACTATTAAAAATCCGTAAAATATCTGTTTATATGTATCGATTTCCATCTCTCATATTTACTGAATTCTGTAAAGGAATTACTTATTTTGATACAGAAATGATTGTAGAATTAGATAAGCTTATCTATCATAGAAATCAGTCATGCGGGGCATCCGATAGAGATTATTTGAATAAGTTTCAAAAAGGAAGCAACGATACAGAAACAAAACAGATACAAAATATAAATGCTCTACGAAAATGTTATATAGAAAGATCTATATTTAATTTTATTTATATGAAATTTAGTTATCAGGATATAGGTCATTTATTGGAATTAAAACATATAGAGCGCTTATTGGAAGAATATTATCCAAAACAAAGTATTACTATTGTGATTACAGAATATGATCACTGTATCTATCCAAAAACACTCAAGTTGATCTATTCCTCGATGATACATGGTATGAATATTGAAATTATCGAAACTTATAGAAAAATAAGAGACCCTATTTCACAGGAATATTTACCAGAAACAATATGTTACAAAACATTATCAAAACAAAAAAATGGCAAAAGTATCATAAAAACATATAGCAAAAAGCAAACATTTATTCAAGAGATGAAATGGATAAATTAGTCTATTTTTATTGGTTTAAAATAATAACTTGTCTTTTGTATAATTATTAGTAAAGTAAATGGAAAACGAATTTTATAATGTAGTGAGTGAAGCAAGACGATACGAGCTTTCATATACAAATATAGATGTTCTTAAGGGAGCACTTACGAGATGGGAAAAATTGTTAAGAAAAACAGATGTTGAAATTTTGATAGAGTTTGAAAATATACATTGGACGGAAATTACGCGTGTTATACATATTCTTCGTGCTATAAATGACCCATTGATAAGAGGAGCACACGATCGTATTTTTAAGAATATATTTGGTAGGAAGAAAAGCATACCGTCCTCATTAACTGTTCTTTTTGGTAAATTCATAAGAGGCATTACCTATTTTCAAAACCAGAACGCATATGGCATGGAAATACCAATATACCATCGTTTATATTCTTGTGGCACAGGCGAGGATGCTTTTCGAAACACGTTTCAAAGATGTACGGCGGATATGAATGTTCGTACAAGGATAGAAACTTGTTATATCGAACGGATGATCTACGATTATATGTATTGTAAATTAGTGTTGCTTTTTCCAAATACTGGGACAGAAGAACAATCGCAAGACAAAAAACATATGGATAGATTGGCGTTTACCAAAGGTGATTTTGAAACTTGTTTTCCAAATCTGCGTATTGAGATTGATATGGAGTTTAATAATATGAATTGGCCGATTGAACTTATCATTCATAGATATATTCGGGATAAACTCGTTTCCAAAGAGACATATCGCAGAAGCATTGTATTTGGTGATGTATTTGGCGACAGAATCTATGAGGATGCCGTCGAAGCAATAAAAGAGACAGATCAATATAGATATTTCCGTGTTCAACGTTTCGTCTATAGACCAGCGTGGAAACGAATTTGAAAAATTTATGTAATATTTTTCATTCTTTTTGTAATAACATGCATACATCTTGGCATATCGGGAATTTCAAGAATGGCTGTTTTTTTAGCTACACTTTTACATGTATCGATAAATTCGTTATATGGTAGTAATGTACGCATAATATTACATTCCGAACAACAGGGAAGAATATTATTCATTGTATATCCATTCGTATTGTCTATACGATCCACACCATTTGTATTTTGTTCTGTGATAGGACGAATACAATAATGACACGGTTTTGCTATTATAGTTAAGAATTCTTCAATTGTTATTTCAAATTCAATCTTTTTTCGTTCTGCTCGATATTTGTATGTGCTATACAAAGCACGATTACTTCGTATAGGCCATATATCTGGATATTTTGTATCACCAAATCCATGGCACGATGCTATATGAATACATCTTTCAACAAATGTATGAGCGTCTAATGATTTTTTTATGAAATTACAATTCTTACAGCATCCTACACAATTTGATAATATATA